CCGGCGGTTGTGGCGAGAGTAGGGGGTGGCGAGGCGGGTATCATGGTTACTGATCCCCCTTACGGTGTCGAGTATGATCCGGAGTGGAGAGCGAAAGCAGGAATAAACAAAAATAAAGGCAAAATGGGTGTCGTCCAGAACGACAGTATTGCCGATTGGTCGCCAGCGTGGGCGCTTTTTACGGGTGATGTCGCATACGTTTGGCATGCGGGTAAGTTTGCCAGCGAAGTCCAAGAAAGCCTCACATCTTCAGGATTTGAAGTTGTCGCACATATAATGTGGAAGAAGGATCGGTTCGCCCTCTCTCGCGGGGATTATCACTGGCAACACGAACCCTGCTGGTATGCTGTAAGGAAAGGGGCAAATCACCAGTGGGCGGGTGCAAGAGATCAATCCACAGTATGGGATATTGCCAGAGCAGACGATTCGGGGCATGGTCACGGCACACAGAAACCTCTCGATTGTATGGTTCGCCCGATAAAGAACCACACGTCTCATGTAGTATATGATCCCTTCCTCGGCTCCGGCACCACCATGATCGCATGTGAGAACTTAGGCAGGAAGTGTAGAGGCTGCGAAATAGATCCCGGGTACGTTGCCGTAATCCTCCAGCGGTATAAGGACACGTTCAAGAAAGAGCCGGTGCTGATGAAATGACGAAAAAGAAAGACGCCGACAAACTCAAAAAAAGAGGCAGAAAATCCCTATTTAACCCGAATAAACACCCCCAACAGGTAAAAGCACTGGCAGAGCAGGGAAAGACAAACGAGCAGATCGCCGATGCGCTGAATATCAGCACTGTAACTCTCAGCTCGTGGATGAAGAATAACCCCGCTTTTCTTTGCGCCATTAAAGAAGGGAAAGCATACGCCGACGGGGAAGTAATAGACTCGTTATTTGCCCGGGCAAAAGGCGGGATAAAAATAAAGGAAATTACGGTCATCCAGAACCCCGATGGCACGACAAGGAAAGAAATTAAGGAAAAGGAGATGCCCCCGGACGTTACCGCTCAAAAGTTCTGGTTAATGAACCGTGACCCGAAAACATGGCGGGAGAGGCAATCACAGGAGATCACCGGTAAAGATGGCGCACCCATCAAAACCGAAACCACCCTCAACATCTCAGAGGAGGTGAAGAAACTTGTCAGAATCCTGCCCGCTGTTAAGCCCTGAACAGGCGCCCATTGTCACCCGGTACCTCCAGACGGTGAGGTTCAATCGATATATCCCGCATGAACCCACAGAGAAGCAGGCGCTCTTCTTATTGCACGACCACATCCCGGAGATCCTTTATGGCGGATCAGCTGGTGGGGGGAAGTCAGACGCTCTCTTAATGGCAGCCTTACAGTATGTGGGTGTGCCGGGCTATGCAGCGCTCCTACTCAGGCGCACCTACGCAGACCTCGCTCTGCCGGGTGCCATCATGTCCCGTTCGTTTGAATGGCTGAACGGTACGGATGCACATTGGAATGATAAAGAAAAGACGTGGCTATTCCCATCCGGTGCCTCGCTCACATTCGGTTATCTCGACAACCCCCGCGATCATTACCGGTATCAGGGATCAGAATTCCAGTTCGTGGGGTTCGATGAAGTCACCCAGTTCAAAGAAAATCAATACCTATACCTCCATTCCCGGCTCCGCAGGTTAGCCGGTTCGGATATCCCGATCCGCATGAGGGCAGCCAGTAACCCCGGGGACATCGGGCATGAATGGGTGAAATCACGGTTCATCACGGCAGAGAGCAGGGTGCAGGACTGCCTGTTTATCCCGGCCTCACTCAGCGATAACCCGCACTTGGATCGTGACTCATACGTTCAGTCGCTGATGAAACTGGACCCCATCACCCGCGAGCAGTTATTATCTGGTAACTGGGATGTGAGGCCCGAAGGCGGGCTGTTTAAGCGGCAATGGCTGAAACTCACCGATGCCATACCCAAAAAGATGGGGACACTCTGCCGGTACTGGGATAAGGCAGCCACGGAAGGCGGCGGCGATTGGACAGCCGGCGCTCTTGTCGGTATTATTGATGGCCGGGTCTATGTGCTGGACGTTAAGCGATGCCAGGAACGCCCGGCAGGGGTGGAGGCGCTGATCTACCAGACCGCACAGCTGGATGGCCCCGAAGTAATGATCCGGATGGAACAGGAGCCGGGGAGCGCAGGGGTAGATGTGATCGACCATTACGCCCGGCAGGTACTCACAGGCTACAATTTCAAGGGCATCAAGAGCACGGGCTCGAAGGTTAGCCGGGCGGCGGCATTGAGCACAGCAGCCGAGCAGGGCAACCTCTTAATCCTGAATGAGCGGTTTGCAGGAGCACTTATGGACGAACTGGTATTGTTCCCGACAGAGGGGGCGCATGATGATCAAGTGGATGCCGTCAGCGGCGGGTATAATGCGCTGGCATTGAGAACCGGCGGCCACATCCGGGCCACGGGCAGGACTATGGAGAAAAGGACATGAAAATCACAGCACTAGGACGAACATTGTCGTTATTGGAGGGCCCGACACTGGCAGCAGTCACCCGGGCTAAGGCATGGAATATGAAAGGCGGGCTGGACCTCACGCAGGACCCGAACCGCACCTTCAAGCGTATGCGGGGATTCCGCAACATCTACCTGCAAGGCGGGTATGTGGCGGAAGGCATCGACCTGTTCCCGATCTACGCACTCGGTGGGGGATATGAGATTGAGATCGACGAGAAGATCGCGGAGAAACTTGGAACCGATGGAGAAGCCGAACAACAGACCATCAAAGAGTTCTTCGAGACGATCAACTTCTTTGATGTCCAATGGCAGTTGTCAGTCGATGCAGCAACCGTGCGAGACGGTGTGGCAGAGATCGTGTATGGCAGAGGACAGGCATCCACCGTCCCGATCAATGTCATCCCCCGCCCGGCGGAATGCTTCGAGTTCACGACTAACACTACCGGCACGATCGAATCCTACGATCAGATGTATGATAACCGGGGCAACAGCATCACCAAGATCCCGCTGGAACCCGCACAGGTCCTGCACTACCAGTTCCTTTCCCGCCCGGATTCCCCGTACGGGATCTCGCTGATTGAACGCACGGTGCACGATATCGGACGGGATACCAAGGTCACGGAAGCAATCACAGCCGGTATCTGCCTGCACGGGACACCGAAGTTTGTCACAACTGTGAACGGCAACAAACCCGACGCCCCAAAACTCTCCGATGAAGAATGGGCCGAACTACAGGATAGTCAGAAAGACTTCAACGCAAAGGACAATTTCCTTTATGAGGGTGACATTAAGATGGATGTCATCGACACAGCCGGGGTCCCGAATGTCCAGCAATACAGCGACGTGACGCTCATTCGTGTTGCGGCGGGTATGGGTTTCCCGGCAGAACTTATTGGAGTCCGGCAGGGCACCACCGACGCCACGGCTGTATCCCGGATCGGGGCATTCCTCAAGAAAATCAAGATCGTCCAGCGGGATATCGAAAGCCTGTGGAACCTCAACATCATCGACAAACTCACAGCAAAACCCGGTCTTGTGAAACTGAAACTTAACGATGCCTCGCCGGAAGACTTCGTGCAGATATCGGCAGCCATCGCACAGCTCAGGAGCGGGCAGAATCCGGAGAAGGTTGCGCCATACCAGTGGTGCCGGCAGCGGTTGAACATCCCGACCAATGAAGAGCTCGGGATTGAGGAAGTGCCGGAGGACGAGCCTGCGCCGGACCCAAGCCAGACGGGCTTGCAGGACTGGCTGGATCAACAGAAGCCAGGGGATCCCGCCTGGATGCCAACGGACAAGAGCGATGAGGAGATCGCCGCCACCAAGGAGATGGCCGCCGCCGCTCATGAACTCTCGCAGATCGTGAGGAAAGCAGTAAAGGAGGTGTAATACGGCTCTCCCGCACCTCACCCGGGCGATCAACCGTTTCACCCGTGCCGCCATCGGATTACAGAAAGTCCGGGAGAAAGACCAGCTCGCCCGGGCTCACCTGCTGGACGTTGAGCGGTTCTTCGAGGCACAGTATCATCTCACCATGCTCCGGTTCTGGCACATGCAGGAGTATTTCCCGCAGGCCCCCCCGGAAGTGCGGATGATGGAAGCCAAGAAGGCAATAAATCCCGCAGCACTGAAACGATGGTCGGATATCTGGGAAAGCATCGAGACTGAGACCACCGGCACATTACAGCACACCATCAAGGCAATAGAGGGCGATGCACTCCTGAAAGGTGCGGAACAGCTCCGTACTCAACTAAAATTCGATGCAAAGACCACATTCAGCCTGAGCAACCCCCGGGCGGTGGCGTTCTTCCGCAAGACCGGCGGCTCTATCGATTATATCAAAGGCATCCAGCAGACGACCGCGGAGAGCCTCAAAACCGTTATTACAACGGCTCTGGATGAAGGCTGGTCCTACAATTCGACAGCCCGGGAGATCCAGAAATTATTTGACGGTCCAATCAGTCGTGATCGTGCAAGAACCATAGCTGTCTATGAGTCGGCACAAGCATATGAAGCAGGAAATTCAGCATTCGCTGCAAGTCTTAAAGACGACGGGATCGAGATGGAGAAGTCATATGAAACGAGTAAGGACGACAGAGTGAGCGATCTCTGCCAAGGGAATGCTGACGATGGGTGGTTACCGTTGGATGAATTGCACTCGTCCGGTGTATTAAACCCCCCCGGACACGTGAACTGCCGTTGTTATGAGATTTACCGAGAGGCAAGAAAAACATGACAGCGAAAAAAACCACACCCAAAAAACAGGAACCGTCAGCAGAACAGCCACCGGAAGCCCCGGTAGAGGAGGGGGTTTACAAACCGATGGCCGTGCCGGAACCCGATCCCATTGAACGGCTGGCAGCACTTGAATTGAGGATGGCGGCAATGGAGAAGGCCGTTAGTCAGCACCACAGGTATCATTTCGGGCCGTATTCAACCGGGGGAAATTAAAACAGAGGAGGAGGCATTTGCAGTATATTGTGGTGCTGTTGGAGGTATGACCGGGTGACTTTCAAACCCCCTTTCCCCCCGGCTGCAAAGGAGTATATCCGGCTGAACATTGATGAGAACAGGTCGGTCCTTGCATACAAGGTATCGCGATTGTTCGGGTATTCCTGCACCAAAGAGGGTGTGAAATGCCTGATAAGGAAAATAAAAAAAGAGACAGATAACCGTGACCACTCCCGCCAACAAATTGACGGGCATCTATGGAGTTGCACCAACGGATTGTAGTCCCAATCCAGTATTATTGATATTACACAATTACATATTTCAGGTGAAGAAACATGAAAATCATGAGAACCAGCATCTTCCGCTTTGTTCTTTTGTAACTGTAATTAGATATAGACCGCCTCCAATAAAAAAGTTTGCGGTTGACATGAATTACGGCTGTATCCCACCAATTAATTGGTGGGGATTAGCCTGCATGATCCTAACAAACCCGTTTCATCATCTGTCGGATATGCTTCCGGATACTAACATTCTTCTCACCCTTTAACCGGGCTTTCAGAACGTCGATAAGCGTTTTCTCGGTTATTACGAACCTTTTGCGGGTAATCCTCCCGACTTTTAACAGATACATTATTACCTATAAGCATATTTTTCCCCACACACTTATAGCTTTCCCGTAACAATAGTATACATGCCCATCACGG